TTGTCTTTGCCATGTGTTGCTGGGTCGAACCGTGGACCAAGCTCGCGCTCTCTACGGAACTCGGCGATTTGCTCCTCTCTTGTCTTTGGCTTGTCTTTCGGCTGCAAAACAAGCAGACCGTCATCGTCGATTTTTGGTGGATATCCTTGGTCGATCAGTTTCCTGTAGAGGGCCTGTGCTGCTGGGGATTGTTCTTTGTCAGACTTGATGTCCAGACCCAAGTCGTCAAGGAAATACTTGTAAAGGTCAGTTCCCAAACCTTGGCCTTGGTAGTCTTCTTCCAAGGCAATCATCGAGAAAGTGATTGTGTCGCCACGCTTGACTGCGCGCGCGTGTCCAGCAGGTTGGTCGTCGTAGTCGTAGAAGAAGAACTCATGTGGCCCACTTTCCCGAAGACCAGAGGTGCCGGTAATGCTGTCGGCCACTGTCACCTGTAGATCGTCAGTGCCATCACCGACCAAAGAAATCCGGTCTTCCTCGAAGTCCGGTATCTCTTGCGTGTATTCCGAAGACTCAAGCGTCCTGCCTCTGGATCTCTCCAGCGCAGCATCAATCATTTCCTGACTTGGCTTGTCCTTGCTGCTTCTTGGCCTACCGTGACCTTCTGCGCAGTCGTTTCCTGGCTTGAACCCGCCTGCACCAGTACCGCAGTCGTCGGCCTTCTCAAGGATAAGACGACCAAGAGCAGTTCTCGCATTGGCACTCAGGCGAGTGCCCCAGATTTTTGGGATCAGGTCAGAGACCCCACCGCCCTTCTGTCCGTCGCGTTCGCTTTCGATCAGACTGAGCTTCTCCTTTGCCCAAGCATGTCCGCCGCCGTCAGGGTCTGCTGGGTCGCCGCCCCAAAGCAGCCAAGCAATGACACCCGCTGACGGGTATTCATCATGCCCAGGCTTGGCGGCTGGTGCGTCAAGATCGACGCGATGCCTCGAGAAGAAGTTGACCATGCGCCCAACCGTCTCAGGTGAAAGGTTGTCGCGGTTCTTGATGTCTCTGGCTCGAGCAACACCGATCTCGGTGCCGCCTCGGCCGTGTTCCTCTCGCAGCTTGAGACCACGCTCGGCAAGACCAGACATCGTCTCAGTCGGCTTGAGATCGATGTCAGCCACCGCCTTGGCATCGACAAGGTCCAGGTCCTCATCGCTCTCATGCTCTTCGCCAGTCAGCTCGGTGTAGTCAGCCATTTCACCGCATGGCATATACATCGTTCGACCATTGACATCGTGCGTGTGGTGACCCTCGCATCCGAGCATCTCAGCAATCCGCTCGGCTTCTTCCTTGGTCGCGTACAGGTCGCCCTCGGTCCTCAGCACGTTGGCCTTCTTGGCCTCCAGCTTCACAAGACGCTCCGCATGCTTGCGAGTCATGCCAGCAGCTTGCAGGGTCTTGGTCGCTTCCCATTTGGTCAGATATCCACTCCGCAGAGCCATGCTGACATCGGCAACGGTCGCCATGTTCACAGCCGACTTCTGCTCCTCAGTCATCGGCTCGATGGCTTGCTCGATCTCTGCCTCAGCCTGTGCCTCTGGCTTTGCTTCGTCTTGGTCTCCGACCATCCGCTGCGCGCTTTCTCGAGTCACGCCCGTCGCCATAATCAGCTCGACAGCAGCAGTCTGGGCGATAGTGCCGGCTGCGACACCGTCAAGAATGGCGATGACACTTTGGATCTGCGCACCGTTGAGGTTCGCAGTGGGATCAGTCGGGATGGGGGCGGCGGCTTCACCCTCGCTCGGAGTGCCTTCGGCCTCGGGCTGCTCTGGAGCCGCCTCGCCAGCGTCCTCAACAGGTGCAGCCTCCGAGCCTGGCAGTCCGCCTCCCAAGGGTGGCAAGATACCACCAGCCCCCATCCCTCCCAGAGGCTGGCCTGCGTGCAGCAAGCTGTCCGCCATCGGGTCTTCGATTGGCTCTCTGCCTTCCTCCTGCCTTGCTTCGTTGGGCGTTCGCCAGCCGCCGGCGACAGCAGTCTGCCGCTGTTGCAAATCGAAGGACTCATCCTTCGGCACGGGGTTGTCGTAGGCCAGGAAGTAGTCATCTTCCGCACCAAACATGGGCAGCAGCGACTGGTTCAGCTCCTGCTCGTCCATCCTGCACAGCGGAAGAATCGTGCCCTCTCGCCACTGGCTGAAGCCCATCTTGGCACTTGCAAGGTTCGGATCATTTGCCTTCAACATCGACACCGGAACGCCGAAGATCGCAGCAATTTCCTCGACGATGTCCTCGCGGCCTGCGACATCCTTGGGAGGGAAATTGAGCGGGGTGAACTGCACGTCACCAGACACAGCGATGAAGTTGCCGTCCTTCCTTGTGCCCTTCAAACGCTCCTCAACCTGACTCTGGAAACGGTCGAGCTGGTCACCTGTAGGCGTACCCTTCACGACGACCGCATAGTCTGGCCTTGCTGAGTTTGCAAAAGTCGAGAGGTCCATCTGGTGGACAGCGTCGTTGGACAGGACCGCGCCGAAGGCAGCCTCGACCTTGCCCATCCCATAGAAGTAGTTCCCAGGATTGGGTCGCCTGAAGTGAATCACCTCGTCAGGCTCAAAGGTTTGCTTCTTCGAGCTGTCGATCCCGTAGACATAGCCCTGAACGAAGTCTTCCTCACAGGGGATGACCTCGACATAGTTCGGAGCGAGGGGCCAAAGCTCGGAAGGCAGGTCTGTATCGTCGTCGATGATCGGGTGCAGATAGGCATTTCCCGTCAGCTCGCCGTACAGAATCCGCAGGACCGTCAGGTCAAAACCGTTGAGGAATGGGTTGGCTGTTGACAGCAGGTCGAGGATCGGATCCGACCCCGTGACCTCTTCGACCTCATCACCAAACTCGGCAACCTTGCGAAGCACAGACATCGATGGACGCTGGTCACCAGGCGAATCGCCCAGCAGGTATGCCTTGGTTCGCAGCGGAACCTGTCTGGTCTTCTGCCTCGTCCGTTTGTCGGCCTTCTTGTAGAGACGCAGGGGGACCGAGGCCACGGCGTTGGCATTGATCGTGGCGGCAGCATAAACCCATGAGTGGAACGAACTGATACCACGCTGCTGACTGAAGGGCGGGCGAAGCTGTCCCTTTTCACCAGTGCTTACAATGTTCACGCTCGAAGCGAGATACTTGTCTGGGCTGGTCTGCTTCTTCTGCCGGAGAAGTCCGAACAAGTCACCGATTGGCATGGTCAGATGATCCTGAAGTCGAAGTTGGACTGAGCAAGCGTCTCGAGACACCGTACCGCGAGGGCCAATGCACAAACTCCGTCATCGTGCATACCTGACGGAGCCTCATAGCGAACCCCTGTCCTCGTATATTCAAACTCGAAAGTCTCACATTCTGTCCGCAGCCAACCCTCAGGAATGCCGACTCTGCGGGTCTGGAACGCCGAGGCCAGCCCCTCCATCAGCTGCTGCTTGGATGTCTGCGAGAACTTGAACCCTTGGATCCGTGGAGCCTTGCGCTGCAAGCCCTCGACGATCGGATCGCCTACACCTGTCGAATCGATCAGGACCGGAAGCTCGCCGATCAGCCTCTGGATCCTGCTCTCTGTCTCTGCCCAGGGCGACTGCCACCGTTCCAGCATGCAGACCCTGCCGTCAGCATCGACGCCGCAGACCACTGTCCAGTCCACGCTCTTGGCAAGGTCGATCCCGATGGCCTTGGGCGGGTCGGTACTCATGGGAATCGTGCAGGCCGCGATCGAGTCCAAGCCGAATGGGTTGCCGCCGTCGTCGGCAGGTATGCCCATGAACTCCTGGTCAAAGACATGCTGTGGCAGCTCGCGCTTCGCAGCCTCGATCTCAGACTTCGGAATGGTGGGGTTCGAGGTCGTCGGCAGCCGCCACGACCGCCAGCCCTCGTCACCAATCTGGCCGCGCTCGAAGCAGCGGTGGAAGAATGACCGACCCTTCGGCGTGCCAAGGAACCAAGCGTCACCCTGCTTGTCGGCCAAGGTCGGGCGGATCGTCTCCTGCCATGCCGGTCCTAAGTCCTTGACGATCCCAGCCTCATCGATGATGACTCGGTCATATCGACGACCACGGCCTGCATCGACCGAGTCCAGAGACCAGCAGTCGATCGAGCCACCTGTCACCAGCTCGAACCGTTTCTCCACCCTGTCGATGCGTGAGGTGATCGCGTTGAGCGACTGCTCCAGGTCCCGCCAAGGATCGGCGAGGTATCGATAGGTCGGAGCGAACCAGCCGACCTCACAGCCATCGATCGCCTTCTCGAGGGCGAGCTGGACGCCCAGATGGGTCTTGCCAAATCGACGCCCGCACTCAAGAACATTGAACCGCGCGGACTCGCTGAGAACCCGAAGCTGCCCAGTGTGCAGGGCTTCCTCGATGGGCGCGACCTCGATCTTCATCGGTCAGTCCTTCTTCTTGTCTTACGCGACACAATCGCAGCAGCTGCCAGAAGAGGGACAGCACCAGGGCTCGGAATGTTGCGAGCTTGGGTCAAATCGCCAGCA